CTTTATCGCTCGGCGCAGGTATGGCTAACATATCTGTAATTCATCAAGGTGATCCGTTGGTTGAATTCTCTGTTACAAGATCAGGAGATTTTATTGACCATTCCGTAGGCACCGCCTTAGATATGTCCCCATCATTGATTCAGTTAGAAAAAGAGTCAGGAATTGATTTGTATAATCCTAAGGATAAGATAGCAGAGGCTATAGCAGTTTACTACTCATCTGTAATAAATTATGTATTGCAAAATATTTCTTTTGAGCTTAAAAAGCAAGAAAAGAGGCTACCCATTTTTAGAGAACCTGTGCCTATTATAGTTTCAGGTGGATTAACGTTGGCGGAGGGTTTTACCAGAATGTTTGAGGAGCGATTATCAGGTATTACATTACCTATGAAGATTAGTGAAATTAGAAGGGCTGCCTCACCTATGACTTGTGTAGCTGCCGGTTGTTTAATGGCATCTCAACTATAATAATTAACTACCCTCTGTAATAAACAGTAATAGGGAGGTTACATTAATGAAAATAGATACAGTAGGTTTAGATTTAATAAAAAAATTTGAAGGATTTAGTTCAAAGCCTTATCTATGTCCAGCAGGTATTCCTACCATAGGTTATGGTAATACTTACTACGAGGATGGTACAAAAGTTAAGTTAACAGACGCCCCTATAACTAAAGAACGTGCTACTGAAATACTAAATCATGTAGTAGCGACTTTTGCTGAAAGTGTTAACGAGTTTGTAAAAATTAAAGTAACACAAAACCAATTTAATGCTTTGGTTAGTTTAGCTTATAACATTGGTTTAGGTAATTTTTCAAAATCAACTGTATTAAGGAAACTAAATATAGGTGATTATGAAGGGGCAGCAAGTAGTTTCTTGTTGTGGAGAAAAGCCGGCGGTAAGGTAGTTGCTGGTTTGGTAAATAGAAGAGAGGCAGAGAAAAAAGTATTTTTAAGTTAATTTACCGGGTAAATTAAAATTACCTTTATACAAATAAAAACCAAAGGAGTTTGAATTATGAGTGAAGAAAGAATTAACGGAACAGTTAAATGGTTCATTATGTAGAGCCCTTTACATTGGTAACAATGTATCGAAACTCCTTTAATTGCTGGAAAATCTTAGCGAATAATGTCGAAGATAATCAGCAGCCAAGCCTCGTAAGAGGAAGGTTCAACGACTAGAGCGAAGGCTCGTAGGACCAAGTGGTCCGAAATGGGGAGAATCCTTAACAGGATTTTGATATAGTCTTTTCTTTATGGAAACATAAAGCAGCCTGCATAGGCGGGGTTAGTGTAACGAACTAACTCGAAAAAAATGTTAGTAATGACCGCGGATACGGCTTTGTGTTGATTGATGGTAATCCAGACGCAGAGTATTTTATCCACTTTACAAGTATTGATATGGACGGCTATAAAACACTTAAAGCCGGCCAACCAGTAAGTTTTATTTTAAAGAATACAGAAAAGGGTATTCAGGCAACAGAAGTAAAGCTTTTATAATAACAATTATCCATCCAGTATAAACCAAGACCGTTGCTGGGGGTCTTTAAAGGAGAACATTATGTATAAAAACAATTTTTTAGTTATATTAAAACACAATGGTAAAGTACTTAGAGAAATAGATGGTGTAGTTACTGTTCCTTTTGGTTCAGACTACACCATTGTACTAAAAAACTATGATTCACGTAGAGCGGTGGTATCTGTGGATATTGATGGCCTATCTGTACTAAATGGTAACCAGATAGTTGTTCCGGCTAATGATATAGTAGAATTACAAGGTGCCTTAGACAATTTAAGTGTAAATAATAAATTTAGATTTATACAGAAGACTAAGGCTATATCAGATTTTAGAGGAGACAGGCTAGATGATGGCATAGTTAGGGTAGAGTATACTTTTGAAAAACCATCGATACCTTATAGAGATTTTATTAAAGAGTTGTCGGGCTTTAAATCAAGCTATGACGTGATAGGTTATAGAGCAGGTGTAGCTGGTGCTTCTAATACATATAGTTCATCTGGTATAACTGTAAAAGGAACCCCAACAAAACAAGATTTTATAACAACACATACGGGTATTTTAGAGACACAGTCATATGTTATTACACTTAAATTACAAGGATGTGATGAGTTTAAACGTGAAGTAAAAACACCTATAATGACTAAGACCAAAAAACAATGTCCTTCCTGTGGAAAACGTTGGAAGTCTTACATAAAATACTGTGGTAGTTGTGGTACATTCCTATAATGAGGTTTACATATGCTGGTGGCTGAATTAGTTTTACGTAAATTACAAACACAAGATGAGATTAAAGAGTTAGAGAACTACATAAGTAGGCTACAAAATATTACTGGTGACAGAGACAGTCTGTCCAAGATGTATAAAGAATGTATTATAAAGTTATTTAATTTATACGATCAATTACAAAGCCAAAAAGTTGTATTAAAGAAATGTAATACTGATAACCATATAATTGTTGACAGTAATAAAATTAATATAACTGATGCTTTAGAAATAGCAGCTACTTTGGAAAGTAGGTTAAATTTATACACTACTTTAATAAATAGTGATACTATGCACATTGATATATTATCTATAATGAAAGACAGGGCTAGTTTATTAGAAGACTACTTAAAATTAATTCGTTACATAAAAGCTAATGATTGGAGTACCGAAGTTGGTTGATAGATATTGGGTAAAATTAGAAGATTTTGATATTAGATGCGTTTGCAAAGACAAACATTGCATTGATAATACTATGTGCAAGGAGTACTTAGTTAAATTGCTAGAAATAGATAGACAAGATAATTCAATGGATGATTGGGACAAATCTATTAATAAACTATTTACTACTATAAAAAAAGAAACCGACGAGTTAAGCAAAAGCATTAAAAAGTTAAAAGGATTTAAATTATGAACTTAGTAAATACACTTTTTAAAAAGATAAATAAAATTTGTTTAAATATCAGATATAAAGTTATTTTATTGCTTATACATGATATGCCGGTAATTGTTAATTGTGTTGTTGATAATACAACCCTTGAAAAAAATATACTTGACAATATAGAATGTATCTGCTATAATAACAAAGTAATAAAACCTGAATATCACTACGATACTCAGGTTAGGCAAGACAATTTCTCATCAGGCAGAATAAAAAGGCAAGGTAACTCTTTTTGCTTAACACTCACGTAAGGTTATTTACACAAATGGAAAGTATTAAAGGAAACATTTTAATAGGTATTTCAGGAAAGGCTAGATCAGGTAAAGACACAGCTGGTACTTACTTATATAACAAGATAGGCGCGGTTTATTACAATACATCTATAACCGCTTTTGCCAACATGTTAAAGCAAGAGTTGCTAGAGAAATTTGATTTAAGCCATAATCAACTATATGGTAATTTAAAAGAACAACCTGATGAGCGTTACCCCAAACAAGAAGGTGGTTTTTGGACTCCAAGAGAGATGATGCAATCTTATGGGCAGTTTATGAGATCTTTTGATAAAGACTATTGGGTTAAAGCTTTGTTTCGTAATATACAGGATTTTAGTAAAAGTAACACAATTATTACAGACGTAAGACAACCCAATGAAGTAAAGGCCATCTTAGACAGAGGTGGTTATCATATAAGGATTACAAGAAAAGAAAGGCCCAGGATTCAAGGACAAGATCATGAGACTGAGACTGCCTTAGATGATAACAAGCTAACTATCCATTATACAGTTGCTAATGATGGAACCACAGAAGATTTGTATAAAAAATTAGATTATTTTTTAGAAAACACACTAAACATAAAGGAGACACGAACATGGCAAGCAAAACAATGACACTTTCAATTAATCCTGATGAGGTTATGCATACAAGCATCTCAAAGAGCAAAGAAGGTTACAACTATGCTTCAGTAGTGGCTAAGAAAGGTGAAGGGGAATATATCTCTATTAACTACGAATGGAAAGGTAATGTAATTCCTGATTTTGCTTTTGACTTAATGGGCTTCATTCAATCCAATAAAGAGTCTATTAATAAAGCTGTTGCATCATACACGCAGGAATATGATGAGTTTGTTAAAAATAAATAACATACAATAGTTGGGTGCTAACATGGCTAAGAAAGATACTAAGAAAGGTGGTAAGGGCGGTAAGGGTGGCTGTTAATAAATTTAGTTTGGAGGGTTATTGATCATGCCGATAGATATTAGTGAATTTAGAGAACCTACATTTACAAAATTTCAAGAGCGTTACCCACTAAGTACTGATAAGAAAGACAGATTTATTAAATTTGATGCTTACCCAAGAAATTATAGGGGTGAAGGTGGTAGCTTTCCACAACCGGGTTATAACCCTCACCACCAAGCAACAAAACCAGAAAAAATTAATTTAGAGAGTGATGATTTTACTCTAAAACCAAGGTGAGGATTTAAATGAGTATTACACCAGAGGAAAAAGCAGCAGTATTTGAACAAGAACTAGCATTAATATTCGATCCTTCTGTGAGAGAATTTACACGTTTATGTATTATGTCAGCACCCGACTACGTTTTTTTAGATTGTCCAGCTTCTAGTACTGGTAAATTTCATCCAATTTCTGAGTTGGGGCCTGATGGTACTATACTGCATACAAAGAAAGTATTTACAGTAGCATATGACTTATGTCGTGGTCTGGGTTGTGAAGATAGAAGGGACGAGATCTTATCGGCATGTATCATCCATGATTTAAGAAAGCAAGGATTGGTAAAGTCAGGACATACATCCAAGGCCCATCCTAAACTTGGTGCTGATTTAACAGCAGAAGTTCAAGAAGCCACACAGATATTAGAGGAAGATTCATTTAATATAATTAGAAAGTCTGTGGGATACCATTATGGTCCTTGGTCTACTGGTGAATGGTTAAAACCTCTAAGTGACTACACCCCTGAGGAGTTATGTGTGTATATGTCTGACTACATAGCGTCTAAGAAAACAATAGAAGTTTATTACAAAAGATAACTATATGACGTTTATTAAAACTTATGGTGATATATAATGAATAGTGAGTTTATTAAAGCTTTATCTAAGGGAATAGCCAACGCAAATGTTGGTAAACAGGAATTATCTCCTGGGTCCACTGGTAGACGTTATGAGCCTGTTGGTGGTATTACGCGTCACAACAAACGCATACATGACGAAAGTAAGTTAATGGATACTTACGGTAAATTACCTTTTACATTTTCCAAACCCAAGAAAGATGGTAGACACAAGCTAGTTAAATGTACAAATTGTGGGGTAACTAAGTATGTGAACAAGAACACTGTGGGCATTATATGTTCAAATTGTAAAACATACGCGGCTATTCAGGAGGTAGATAATGACTAAAAAAAGAGGTCGTCCTACTGGATATAGGTTAAGTGACACTAGTAAAATGGCAATAAGCGAATCTAAAAAAGGGCAGTTGCACACACAAGAAACTAAAAATAAAATATCAAGAACGCTAATGATTTATTTTAGACGTCTTAATCCACTGTCAACAGAGCTAATTAACAGATATTGTAGATCTGATGATGACAGCTTATGTTCTTGGATTACTGATATTAGAGAAGAACTAGACGAATTTGAAGATATATTAACTGATAGATCTATGCGTAATACACGTAAAACAGAATTAGTTTATGGAGACAATATAGACTATTTCAGCCATGATTTAACACCAGAAACCATATTATTACTTAAAGAGCGTTGTGCGGAATTAGGTATTGATATAAACGATTATATGGATTTATAATATGGCAGCTGGAAGACCAAAAAACCCACCAAGTGTTAGACAACTCCTAACCGAAATTATGCCTATTGGCGAATTATTCGCCGAAGACGAGCTTAATATCTACACATCCCTAGTAGACATCTACATAAAAGACTTTGATGATGATGAATTATCCGCAAGCGATTTAGATGATGTAATGACCCTGGCCACCAATAAGGTTTTAGAAATCAGGCTACTACGCACCAGTAAAGGGGATGCTAATCGTCAATTAGACATAACAGCCAGTGTAGAGAAATTACGCAAACAAACAGAAAAGATTAAAGAAAGCTTATCTTCTAGACGAAAGGATCGAATTAATCCTAACGAGCACAAAGGATTCTCTATTGTGGACTTAGCTTTTGCCTATGATCAGACCAAGCGTGGTACACTGGAAAGTAAAGTTAGGCAGCTTAAAGAAGAGGATGAGGCATCTAAAAAATTAGTGAGAGAACATCCAGGTAATAAATATGATGTAGATGGACATATTAAAAAAGGTAATGACGAATAATGGCTCGTAAGAAAGGTAGAATGATGGATGCTGTAATGGGACAAGGGCCTATGCTAATAGAGTTCTATCGAAATAATCCCTGTATAGCAGCCTACGATTTATTAGGTGTAGACTTAGCCCCTATACAACGTATAGTATTCGAGGATATGTGGTTTAGGGACTACACAATCACTGTCGCCGGCCGTGGTTTTGGAAAAAGCTTTTTACTTGGAACACTTGCTGCATTGCGTGCTATGCTATATCCAGGGTACAGGGTTGGTTTAGTAGGCCCCTCTTTTAGACAATCAAAAATGATTTTTTCAGAAGTAGAAAAACACTATACAAAATCAGCCATTCTCAGAGAAGCCACAGAAAAGAAACCTATTAGAGGCTCTGATACAGCCTATCTTAAATTTAAATCCGTTGGTTCTAGTAACGGTTCATTCATTGAAGCCATACCACTAGGTAATGACGGTGCTAAAATTCGTGGTTCACGTTTTTATTTAATATGTATTGATGAGTTAGCACAAGTTCCAGATAAGATACTTGATATGGTTCTTCGACCTATGGGCGCCACTAAACAAGATCCTATGGCTAATGTTAGACGCCTTGAACAGATGAGGCTGTTGATCGAATCCGGGTTAGCCACAGAAGACGATTTTGATGATGATCAAGTTAATAAGATGGTAATGACCTCTTCCGGCTTCTATAAATTCAACCATATGTATAGGCGTATGCGTGCCTATTGGGATAAAATCATACAAGAAGGTGAAGAAGAGTCTAATGTTATGGTGCATCAGATACCTCACTGGTTTTTACCAAAAGGTTTCTTGGACGAGAACAACATTGAAGAGGCCCGCCGGGTAATGTCTGACCATGAATTTCGTATGGAATATGAAGCAGAAATGGTGTCTGATTCCGAAGGCTTTTTTAAAGCTTCTATGCTAGAAGCATGTACAAGTAACAGTGGGCACTACTTAGAACTAAGTGGAGATAGTAAGGCTGAATATGTCATTGGGGTAGACCCTAATCAAGGTGGCTCAGCAAGCTGTGGTGTGTCCATAGTTAAATTAGGGCAACCAAATAGAATAGTAAATATGTTAGAAGTAAAGAATGGCACGACACAAGGTATGGTAACTACTTTACAGAGTGTTTGCAAAACGTATAACGTTATTCGTATATATATGGATAAGGCCGGCGGTGGTAAAGCTATATGTGACTTGTTAGAAGAAGGTTATAATGGTGCAACACCGATTATAGATAGAACTAATCCAGATCATTCTCACTGGAAAGGTAAACATATATTAGAGTTAATAAATTTTACTCCACAGTGGATACAAGAAGCTAACTATTCAACGTTATCATTATTTGAAGACAGACTTTTACTATTTCCAGAGCGCATGCCGGACGGGTCTGATCAATTAGATGAACAATACGCAGCCATATATGAACTTAAAAAACAACTACTAAGTATCATACTAACACAAACAGGCAGCGGTGTGCTACACTTTGATACACCCAAAAAAGGGCAAAACAAAGATCTATACTCCTCATTAATACTGGCCGGCTTCGGCGCAAAAGAACTTAGTAAACCTGTGGATACTGTTTTAGATCCTGTACTACATAGCAGTGGTGGTATGATCAGAGAGAGGNCACCCAACTCTTCTTTTAGAGAAATAGCAAAGTCCATCACTAATGTGGCAAGTAATGCTAATATGTCTATGGCC